TTATAATATAATTCGACTTCTGCATCTGTTCTGAATACAGCCATATTTTCCCCATCAGTTTTTTCTAAGAAAATACTTCCGCCTTCTATTTCTTGGATATTTAAATTACCTGTACTATTTTTTATATAAGAACTACCACTTCCGTGATTGATTTGTAAGTCATTACCTGTTCCTACATATATTTTTCCTGCATCAGTAATTGTTAAATTATTACCAACTGCTACATCAACAGAAGTAGTTAAATTTCCTGTAATTGAAACACCACCTGTTGTAGTTTCTAATTTCTTTGAGTTGTCATTATAAAGTTCTACTGCTGAATTTTCAGTAGCTTTAATCATAGTTTCAGAATTTCCACTATCTAAAACTTCAAAATAACTTGCAGTTACTCTTAAACCACCTTGACCTGTATCTCTTATATATGAATCACTACCTGAATGATAAATTTCTAAGTCATTACTATCACCAAATCTTGCTTTTACATCATCTCCGTGATTTGTAGTTCCTGTCATAGTTCCACCTGCTAAAGGCAAGAAAGAACCACCACTTCCTGTAATAGAACCTGTTACTTCTAAATTTCCTGTAACTTTCGCACCATCTACTTTTGTTGTTATTTTTGTTGCTCCATAATGTCCAATAAGAACTTCTCCAGTTGAACCATCTATTTCAAAATATGTACTAATACCACCACTACCATTATCCGATTCAAACGAAATATGACCATCATCTTCTGTTTGTATTAACCTTAATTTTCCTGCAATACTTTCAATATTATTAGTAGTACCATTGTGATATATTTGCAAATCATTACTATCTCCAAATCTTGTTCTTACATTATCATTAAGATTAATATTACCAGTCATTGTACCACCTGCAAGTGGTAGGAATGAACCACCTGAACCTGTGATAGTTCCACTTACTACAAGATTACCTGTAACATCTACTCCTGTGTTTGTCGTAGCTAATTTTTTAGATGAATTGTAATATAATTCTACTTCAGCACCTTCAACCATTCTAACCATAAACGCATTTACTGCTGCATTATAAAATAAAACTTGACTACCTGAAACTTTTAATTGTCCTGTTCCTGTATCTTTTATAAAACTATTTGAGCCATCGTGATAAATCTGTAAGTCTGAACCTGCACCCATTAATATTTTAGAAGAATCAGTAAATGTAATGTCATCATTTGCACTAACTGCTATGTCTGTTCCACTTGTAGTATTACCAAATGTTAGAACCTCTTGTAAAGTATCTGTTTGTGAGAATTTAGTATCTACATAATCCTTAACTGCTTTTGACGTAGGTAAAGAAGTGTCATTGTTATTGTTTGCAATACCATCAGCTTGGTCAACTAACTTAGTAATTGTAATGTTTTCTCCTGTATCTTTTAATGAACCCCATTCAAGTACATTAGTAACTTTTAAATCACCTGCTGTATTTAAGTAAACACCAGTTTGATTACCAGAGCCATCAGTTAATTCTTTCAATGATGCTGCTAAAACTGCATTATCAATAGTTTTGATAAGACCAGGATAAGTAGCTGATATTTTAGTATTAAATAGAGTTGCCATAATTTATTTTTTTGTTAATCTTTTTTAAAAAGACTTTCAGTTTGTCTATATTTTTTTGTTTTGGTTTTCTTTTTCTTTTTATCATAATACCCATCCATTAAACGTTGAATCATAACTTGGATAGATATCGTCATTTGTATTGTTTGTATATTCTGGATATGTTTGTTGATTAAAAGCCATAAAATCAATAAATCTTCTTGTATACCATTCTGCATTTGTTCTAGCTTTTTCAACTAAAAAATCAACTTCATTTTTGCTTACTGTGTCTGAATTTTCAGAACGATGTTTAAATAAACCACCGTTTCGTAATTGGTATGCTGCAAAAGGGAGATAATCCACCTGTGCGTACCATATTAGCATTGGAACAATATAATCATTTAATAAAGTTTTCCACCTTGCATTACCAACTGCATCAATAGTTGGAATTGCTGCTGTTAATCCATCATATAATTTTGTACCCATATAATTTTGTATATGTATTTCTTGAGCGATTTTTACGAAATATATGAATTTGTCCGTGTTGACATTCCCATCTAAAATGGAATTCCTTACAAGGTCAGTTCTATTTATGAATAATTGTGTTGCCATTAGTATGTATATTTTAATGAACCGTGATTAGGTAAATCAAATGTTGCTTTTTTTGCATCTTTACTTCCCCAAGGGTTTCTTTTATAAGATTCTGGTATAGTTCCTGTTCTTCTATAATCTTTTAAATTTTCACTAACATCAGCACCTTTTTTTCTTCTATATAAAATTTGTTTCCAAGCGTGGCGGCAATAACAGCCCCCTTTATATTTAAATAAATCGTATGTACTTTTTCCAGCTGGTGAAAATTCTCCATTAACACCTTTACGACTAGCTTTGTCTATATCTTCAATAGTATAAACAATTCCTTGTCTAGATAATGCCATCATATTTTCACAAAATTTTCTTGTTTGGTATGTACTTTTTCTTTTACCATCAGAATCTTTTTGTATAGATTTAGCACTTGATTTTTTATAATATTGATATCTTATTTTATAATTAGCAGAATCTAAATCACTATAAGAACTACCTTTATTTTTTGAAGTAATTTCATCAGCTAATCCTATTATTTTTTTTATTTTATTTAATGTAGTTTCTTTGTTTATTAAACTTGCAGAAACCCATTCTTCATTACTAACATTTTCATCAGATACATCTCTAACATCTGTTATAATCCATTCATCATTAATTGTTTCGCCTTTTAAATGTTCAAGAATTTGATTTCCTTGTTCTTCTGATAATTTAGGTACTTTATCGTGTGATTCACAAGGCATATACCATATTTTACCATCTTCTTCGTGTTCGTGTGAACCTTTACATCCTTTTTCTTCTGCTGCTTTTTCTGCTTCTTCTTTTGTTTCGTAAACTTGTTCTCCATCAATTTTTTTAAGATTCATTTCAACCCCTGTTTCTTCTTCAATATCTTCTTTGTCTTGTATGGAACTATCAACCTCAGTAAATTCTAGTGGTTGTAAGGTCGTAAAGTATAGATTTAAGCTTATTTCGTTGTAAGATAATAGGTGGTCAAAGCAATCAATTAAAAGTTCCTGAAAAGGCCTTATAACTGTGTTATCCATTAACAAGGATGCTGTTTTAATTTCATCAGCGTTGTTACCTAATCCTGTTGAATCTTTAATTCCTAATAACATTGGAGAAACTATTCTATGAGCAACCATAATTTTACGCATTGCTTCATCAGATAAAAATTGATATTGATTATGTGCATCACTTAATTGAACAGGTGTTATTTCTGCTTGACTTTCTTTATTGTCGTTGAACGCAAGTATGAATTTACCCGCATTACTGGTTCCGCTGAACTTTTGAGCAATTTTGCTTTCTAATAATTGTCTTTCTTCTTGGTTTGGTGTTCCGTTATTAAAATTGATTAACATACTCGGTGCAAGACCATTAAGTATATTATTTAAATGATAATTACTAATTTCTTCTTCTAATTCTGCGTATTGTAGTCCACCTTGATAATCCACAGGAGAATAATAATAAAAACCTGATTTGTAAGGTTTTATATAATATATTTCAATTGATTCCTTAGACATACCAAAAGCTGGTATTCTAAGTGGTTTATCTTGTGGTTTTATTTTAGTCCAATCCTTAAAATAATAATATGCTGGTATTTCACCCTCATCATTACATTTTGCTGCTCTTAAGGTTTCTATTGGCATATGTTCTAACATAGCAATTTTACTTCTATCTTTAGAATAAATAACTTGTATAGCACATTGACCCATTAGTTTTAAATCGTAGCATAGTTTACGCACCATATCTTTTTTAAATAATGATATCATTTGTGCATATTCATTGGGTCTTCTAGAAGCATCTGTTGCATTTAATCCCTTACCATAGATTTGTTGAGATATACCATTAATAGCAGCATTATTTGTTGGACTACCATTGTATCTATCAATTAAATATTGAAAATAATTATTATCAGCACCATATTCAATCCAATCTTTACCATAAACTTCTTTTATTTCTGGACTTGTATAAGTACTTAAATTGACAAAACCATACTCAGATATTTTTGAGTTTTTCATAAATTGTCCTAAATTATTTCTTTTTCTGTTTTTCATATCACTAAGTAATCATTATTATAACCATCATACTGGGTATATTGACCATCATTTAATTTATAATGGTCGTTATCATTTAATTGGTCTATGTCTTGGTCTGTGCAGAAGATTCTATCTCTATAGATGTCTTCTTTTTGGTTAGCGTCTGTTTGCCAGACCTCATCATATAAGTTCCAAAAGCTGTAATTAGTATTCCAATAATTAAAATCTGCATACAAATGTAAATCATAGTAATGGTTTTCTACTAAAGCAGGATTGAATGTATTATCAAATGTAAGATAATTTCCTGAAGTTGTAGCAGTTGTTATACCATAACTTTTAATTACATTAGTACTATCATCTCTAATATCCATAGTAAATGCACTAGGATATGTTCTAGCAATAACTGATAAACTTTGAGCAGTAGCTGATGTAGTTAATATAATCATTACTTATATAACGTAATAAAGTGAGTAATTTGTGTAATAATAAACCAAAAAAAAAGCACCCATAAAGGATGCTTAATTTTTTAAACTTAATTTAGATTAAGCTGTTGGGTCAATTTGACCTGCTGCTGGAGTAACTGCTGCACTTAAGAAATAAGGTGCTGTTTCTTCCATTCCTTCAAATGTAAGAGTAAAGCCACTTAAATCTCCTGCTGCTGCTCCTGTTACAACAGTTCCACCTGTAACTTCCATTCCATTTTCAAAACCGCATAGGAAATAATTTCCGTAGTAATCTTGAACTACTGCATATGGTCTAGCTACTGCAAGAGTTTGAAGTTCTGCTTGTGTTTTAGCATCTAAATAAGTTAATGTTAAATTTAATGTTTGAGTGTAAAAAGTAGTACCATTTTCTCTAGAACTTGTTACTGTAGTTTCTAAAGATGAATTACCTTTTACATCATATTCGTACCAAACTGGTGCTGGCGAACCATTTGTAATTGTTGCTACTTTTGTTGTAGAATCTACTGCTACACTAGCAATAGTTCCAAAGTCAGCAAAACAAACACTTTTAATTCCACCAAATGCCGATTTACAAGGTACTTTTCTTCCTGTAGATAATGTACAAGCCATAGTATTTTTATTTTATTTTATAAAAAAAGGTAAGTAGATATAACCCACCTACCTTTGTTTATTGGTTAATTAATTTATTATGCGTAAGAAACTAAATCTGATGCGATTCCAAACTGGACTCCAGCCGTAAATCTCATAATCATTCTTACATTTTGACTTCCGTCAAGGTCTTGCATATCTAAAACTTTTACTTCATTCATATTATTCAGTAAACCAGTACCGAAATATAAATTACTTCTTTGTGCTGCGTACATTTTATCGTCAGCCATTCCTGGACAAACAAAAATCTTCACCCCGTTTACAGATAATGAACCATTATTCCACCATTGTGTTCCTTGTGCATTTACACCATTTGCTCCTAATCCTGCTGCTGCAAAACCACCTAAAGCTTGAACATAAAATTTAGCGGCACTACTTGGAATATAGATATATAAATCTTCTTTTCCGTATAATGCGCCTGGAATAGCATCTACTACTTTCGATAATTCTGCAATGATATTCGCTGCGCTTAATCCACCACCAACTGCTGCTACTGATTGACCTGCTGGAACATCTCCTGCTGCAACTGATGCTGCAATTAGTTTAGAAAAACCATCATAAGAATTATTAGAAGCTGCTGCTGTATCACCTTGCCAAATATTAAATTCAGTTGATTGTGCTACTTCTGCTGCTACGTGAGCAATCATAAAATCTGCAAATTTTGGTGGTAATGATTGTCCCATTCCATAGCCCATTTGCTGACTTTCCCAATCATTCACGAAGTCTTTTTTACATAATTGTAAATTAACCTGTAATTCAGTTGGTTGAATTATTCTTTCTGTTAATGTAATAGAAGAATTTGGGTCAAAATCACAAGATGCTGGACTTACTAAATTACCAGTAGCTAATTTTTTGATTACTTCTTTGTATGCTATATTTGCTTTTACAGATAAACCTCCATCATCAATTGTACTTGCCGAAAGAAGTGCTGCCGCTATATACTCACCCGCAAATTCGCCGGCATACGTCGTCGTAATATTAGCAGTGGTACCTAGATTTACATTTTTTAAATTACTCATTTTTTTTATTTTATTTATTAATTATTATGCTTCGGATGCCCAAACTCCAACACCACCTACAATGTACCATTTTGTTAATGCTACTGCTCTAATAACAACGTAATCTCCGTTGTTTGCTGTTGCCTTTGTGTTAATCCAATCTTTACCTGCAACACCACCAGCTACTGAATCTGCTGCTGCGTTTGCAATACTTCCGTTAAAAGAATCAGCTGAATCTGGTGATAACGTAATAATGTTATTTCCATCTGCACCTGTGTTTCTAAATAAGAAAGTCATTCCTAAATTTCCAGAACCAATCTTTGGTAAACTCATTACTAAAGCATCGGTTGCAATATTGTGGTCTATACCAGCATCTCCTGCAGGTACAGAAACTGATGCAGTCAATGTTTTTTGTGAAACTTGAACTTTTACATCATCATTTGAAGTATAACTGTATGAACTCATATTTTTTTTATTTATTTAATTTATTTAATACTCTATCTAAAGTTGTGCGTGTTTTACTTTTAGCAAATACCCTTTTTTCAACTTCTTTAATTTCTGGATTATGTTTGATTGGTTTTACAGCTGCTTCAGAAAATTCTTCTTTTACTGTTCTTGATTTTAACCCTTTATTATCTTCTCCCATTTCCTCTTTATCGCTAAATCTTGACTTTAAGTCTGCAATTGCATCCTCTAAGTTTTTAATTCTTTTTTCCATTCCTTTCCAATCACCTACATCAGCTTCATCATCTTCATATTTCTTTTTATCTTCATCTTCTTCATCTTCTTCTTTGTATTCTTCATCTTTTAAATCTTCAGTAATTTCTTCTTCTTCTGCAGATTCTTTTTCAGGAACTTCATCAGATACTTCTCTCATATCTGCAATAATTCCTTCTTCTTCTATAACTAACAAACGAGAATCTTCAAGTATATATTCGCCAACTGGCATAGCTACTTTTTCATCATCTGTTTTTATGAAAATTTCTTTTCCTTTTTCAAAAGATTCAGCCTCGACAACTGTACCATTTTCTAACTTCATTTCTTCGAATTTAACTTCGATATTAAGAAGTGTTTTAATTTGATTTAGCATTTCACTTGATTTCATAATTATATATATAACGATTATTAATTTTGATTTTGCATTTAAGCATTAATTTATTCTTGTAATTACGCCAATACCTTGCGCCCAAATATCCCCATCACAACATTTTCGTGAATAGGTATTTGTATCTTTACATAAACAAGCCCTACCACTTCCTCTGGGAGATGTACGACTTGGAATATAAGTTGATTGTTTTCTATTTCTTTGCATCTGATGATAATATTTCTTTTATTTTTTCAATTAAAATAGTATCTGCCATTTTTTCTTCAACGCTTTCTTTAGGTCTTTCCATTTTGTCTGCAAAGTAACCCTCAATAGAAAAACCTTTAACTTTATTTGTTTTAACATATTCATTCCAAACTTCTTTATTATTAACTTTGACTGC